TAAACGTAAAGTTTACATGTTCCTTGACAAAGACGACGCAGTACGCTATGCTGGCCTTCTGGAAGCTGATGACTTTCCAGATATGTCAGTTGTAGAAGTCAATGATCAAGAGATCATAGAAGCTTGTGTTAAACATGGACATGAATATTATGTTGTCACCCCTGACGATATAGTAATTCCTCCTAGGTAATAATTTTTGTCTGAATGATTATTTTTAAATCTGTACGTTGGAAGAATTTTCTTTCAACTGGTAATGTCTTTAGTGAAATACAGTTAGATACAAGTCCTGCTACATTGATAGTCGGAGCAAATGGTGCGGGTAAATCCACATTCTTGGATGCCATGTGCTATGCGTTATTCGACAAACCTTTTCGTAAGATAACCAAAGGGCAATTGGTTAATGCTGTGAATGAAAAGGATTTATTAGTTGAGTTAGAATTTGCTATTGGTTCACGTGAATACATGGTACGCAGAGGGCGAAAACCTAATCTGTTTGAAATCTATCTCAATGGTGAAAAAACTAAGGAAGAAGCATCTACCTTAGAACAGCAAAAATATCTGGAACAAAGTATTCTGGGGTTGAATTATAAATCATTTACTCAGGTGGTGGTCTTAGGATCATCTTGCTTTGTTCCATTTATGCAACTCACTCCTCCCAACAGGAGAGAAGTTATAGAAGATCTTCTAGACATTCGTATCTTCTCCACTATGAATGGTATTCTAAAAGAACGTTGTAAAGGTATCAGGGAGAATATTAGAGAGGTAGAATATCAGTTTGAACTAGCAAAGAATAAGGTTGAGACACAACAAGCATTGATTGAACATCTTAAAGAACAATCAAATGCAAACACTACAAGACGTAAGACAGAGATTAAAAGTATTGAGAAAGAGATACAAGATATTACAATTGTTGTAGATAAAGATCTCGACTTGTCTAAATCATATGAAGAGTCCCTAGTGGAATATCAAACGGTTGATACTGATTTGTCACAACTCCGTATCTATGAGAGTAGATTCAAAGACAAACAAAAAACATTTAAAAAAGAGTACAAATTTTTTGAGTCCAATGAACATTGTCCGACTTGTCAGCAAGCAATCACAGAAGAACTTAGAACTAATAAGAAATCTGGAATTACTGATCAACTCAAGGAAGTTGAAGAAGCAACAGAAAAACTCAGAGGAGAGTTAGATAGTATCTTAGTAAAGATAGAAGAGAAGAATGATATTGCAAAAGAGTTGTCACGTTGTCAGCAAGCAATCTCAGAATCACAAAGAGAGATACAGTATCGTAAGCGTCAGATAAAAGCAATTGAAAAGAAGATAGACGAAGCAACTGGTAGTGGTAGTAGTCTAAAGAAAGAGAAAGACAAACTTAAACAACTAGCAAAGGATGGATTAAAGGTAGAGGAATCCCTACTTGACGAGAAAAGAGTGCGTGACAACTATAATACTGTCACAAACATGTTGAAAGATACTGGAATTAAGAGTACTATAATAAGGAAGTACCTACCAATTATGAATCAACTCATAAATAGGTATCTAAAGGAACTAGACTTCTATGTCTCTTTTGAACTCGATGAGAATTTCATGGAGACTATCAAATCTAGATTCAGAGATGAGTTCTCATACGCATCCTTCTCAGAAGGAGAGAAGATGAGAATAGACTTAGCACTCTTGTTCACATGGAGAACAATTGCTAAGATGAAGAACAGTGCCAATACTAATCTTCTTATCTTAGATGAAATCTTTGATAGTAGTTTAGATACATCTGGAACTGATGACTTCCTTAAGATTCTACACACTGTGTCAGACAAAACTAATGTGTTTGTGATCTCACACAAGACAGAATCATTACAAGATAAATTTGCATCTACTTTAAAGGTAGAGAAAAAACAAAACTTCTCAGTCATATCAAAGGAGGAATAATGAGAGTCCCTAATTGGCAGCATCATTCCAAGAAGGAACAGAAACGCCACCTTAAACCACAAGCAATGCGACAGGCACGTGCCAGAGTAAGACAGTTAAAAAAGTGTCACATCAACCCTCCCAAGCGGAGGGTTTCTTTGTATACTAGTATTATACAACAAAGCAAAAATCATGAACATCGTCAAAGAATCACTTGCTAAACTACTTGCCACAGAGAATCTTATTGTAGAGCATCGTCCTGTAGAGACAGCACAGTTTGAAGTATACAGCAGAGTCTTAACTCTACCTACATGGGAGCATGAGTGCAACGATGTCATCGACATGTTCATCGCACACGAAGTAGGTCATGCATTATACACACCAGAAGATAGCGACTGGTTAGAAGAAGTTCCTCAGTTATTCCTAAACGTAACAGAAGATATCCGTATCGAGAAACTTATCAAGCGTAGATACGAAGGTCTTCCAAAGACATTCTTCAAAGGTTATCAAGCACTTGACATTGACGAGTTCTTCGGTCTTAACAACAAAGATATTTCACAACTCAATCTTGCTGACAAGATCAATCTTCAATACAAGATTGGCAACTACAGAGACATCCCATTCACAGCAGAGGAAGCAGCATTCCTTCCTAAGTGTGATGCTCTAGAAACATTTGACGATGCAGTTGCACTTGCTAAAGAGATCTTTATATTCTGCCAAGAGCAACTTGACAAGCAACAGAAAGAAGAAGCACCTCAGCAAGATGACGCTCTAGATTCAAACAATCCTCTAGAAGATCTATCTACAGGTAAGTCAGAAAACAACAACCCTGTAGAGTCATCTAATGCTCCTACAGAAGCAGGAGAAGAAGAAGGTCAGGAAGAAGCAACAGACTTACAACCAATTGACATTCTTAAGGACAAAGATGCACAACCTACTGATGAGCAAGAAGAGTGGCATGGCAATCCAACTACACAAGCAGGACGTCAGAACGGTCCTACTGATGTTACTCCACAAGTATCTACTGCACAGGCAGCAACAGAGTCACAAAAGAAATTTGTTAATAAGGAAGCAGGAGAGAACATCTATATTGAGGTTCCTAAGATTCCTATCAAGTACAATGTTTCTAACCAAGAGATCTCAGACTATCTTTCAGATCACTATGCAAATGCAGATGCACTTAGACGTAGAACAGACTTTGCTGATGAATATGATCTAGCACAAGCAAAATACAGAGTCCAAGATCTTGATAACTCAGATGCAGCATACAAAGCATTCAAGACATCTGCTAACAAAGAAGTTAATTATCTTGTAAAAGAGTTTGAGATGAAGAAAGCAGCAGATGGTTATGCACGTGCTACTACATCCAGAACTGGTGTTCTTGATACTGCTAATCTTCACACATACAAATACAATGATGATCTATTCAAGAAGATCACAACAATCCCTGATGCTAAGAGTCACGGTCTAATCTTCAACGTTGATTGGTCTGGTTCTATGCATCATCAGATTCTTGATACTATCAAGCAAACATTGACACTTGTATCATTCTGTCGCAAGGTTGGTATTGACTATGATGTATATCTTTTCACTGATGCATATGAGTATCATGGAAGTTACCATGATGTTGCAAAAGAATCTTTGATCGACGGTAAAGTTATCCTTGACAACTTCAACATGCTCAATGTTTTATCAAGCAAAACAAACAAGAGAGTTGCAGACAGACAGCAACAAAATCTATTCCGTCTTGCATCATCCATCGTTCATTATGGTGGTGCTGCTGTTCCTACAAAAGTAAGACTAGGTGGCACTCCACTTAACGAGTCTCTACTTGCTATGAATGACATCATCCCTGAGTTCAAGGCAAGAACAGGAGCACAGAAAGTTCATGTTATATGTCTAACTGATGGTGATGGCAATCCATTACGTGCGGGTAAGAAGTATGTTGATAGAGAAGGAACAGAGTCACTATTCGCATCACACATGGGTGCAGGATACATCCTACGTGACCGCAAGACAGGTAGAATGTATAAGTTCTCATCTGACTACTACTCAGGACAGACAAGACAGTTCGTATCATACTTACGTGACAGATTTCCTGAGTGTTCTTTCATGAATATCAGATTACTAGGATCAGGTGAGTGGCACAGATTCAAAGTAGATTGTTTCGGTGACGAATACACAGAAGAGAATGTAGCACGTGCAAATGCAGAGTGGAAGAAAACAAAATCATTCATCTGTGCATCTTCATACTGGACAGTTCAGTATGGTCTAGCAACATCAGCACTAAACACCGACGCTGAGTTTGAACCTAAGTCAGATTCAAAAGCAGATATCAAGAGAGCATTCGTTAAGTCTCTAAAAGGAAAGAAGATGAACAAGAAGATCTTATCTTCCTTCATCGAACAGATTGCATAGTGCCAATCAAATTAGTGTCACATCCTTTATAGACAAGTCATATAGGATGTGGCATTATTATAATATACACATCACAACAACTTCATTATCATGCCATTTGAGAGAAAACTACCAGTCAACTTCGTAGACGAGTTACGTGACGAGTTCGGTAATAACATTGACGCATCACATGTCAAAAAGTTCAGCACAAAGTATGACGTAGGTTATGCTACAGTTGCACGCAAACTAAAACAGTTCCAAACTAAGCGTGGTTCATGGAATCTAACTATACAAGAAGGCAGAGAGATCCTTACAAAAGCACTCTCAGCACCCTCTGTAATCCCCTCAGTTGAACAAAACCTTATTCCAGAGGTAGTTGATACCTTTGTTCCATTCGGTAACTTCAGCGATGTCAAAAAAATTATTCAATCAGGCATCTTCTATCCTGCATTCATCACAGGTCTATCTGGTAACGGTAAGACATTCTCTGTAGAACAGGCATGTGCCAAAGCAAACAGAGAGTTGATCAGAGTCAACATCTCTATCGAGACAGACGAAGACGATCTTATCGGTGGATTCAGACTTGTTGATGGCAACACAGTATGGCACAACGGTCCTGTAGTCGAAGCACTTGAAAGAGGTGCAGTTCTATTACTTGACGAGATCGACCTAGCATCTAACAAGATACTATGTTTGCAATCTATTCTTGAAGGCAAAGGTGTCTTCCTTAAGAAGATCGGCAAGTATGTAAAACCTTCAAAAGGTTTCACTGTTGTTGCTACTGCTAACACAAAAGGTAAAGGTTCTGAGGATGGCAGATTCGTAGGCACTAACGTTCTTAACGAAGCATTCCTTGAGAGATTCCCTGTGACCTTTGAGCAGAACTATCCTCATCCTACTACAGAGCAGAAGATGCTCGATCTATTGTCATCAGACAAAGAGTTCAACAAGAGACTTTGCGACTGGGCAGACATCATCCGTAAGACATTCTTTGACGGTGGTATCGACGAGGTTATCAGTACAAGAAGACTTGTGCATATCGTAAAAGCATATGAGATCTTTGGCAATCGTGCTAAGGCAATCACTGCTTGTATCTCACGTTTTGACGAAGAGACCAAGGAAGCGTTTCAGCAACTTTACGATAAGGTTGACGCTGACGTATCCTTTGAGGTATAATAGTGGCATACTGGTTACTCTATGACATTTTGGAAGAAGAAGGACTACTCGGAGAATATGGGTTCCCCTCATTGGGGGACGATGTTCCATACTACTCTCCCCCAGAAATTACTGGCAACATTGAGATCAATACAGAACAACCCCAATTCAAGTTTGATGAGGACGTGGTTCTTAGTCTCATGAAAGACTACATTGGTGAGACTTACACCAAACACTATGTGAGTGGAAACAAATTCCAAACTCTAGATTTTATTCAAGCACTCGGTGATGCCAAAGGGTTCTGCCGAGGTAATGCTATGAAATACTTAAGTCGTTATGACAAGAAAGGGACACCTACACTTGACATAAAGAAAGCAATGCACTATTGTGTATTATTATATTACTTCTATACTATGGAGGAAGCAAGTAAATGAAACTGTCTAAAGGGACACTTGACATACTGAAGAACTTTTCCAATATTAATCCGTCAATTACCTTTAAGGAAGGGCAGGAATTATCTACACTATCAATCCAGAGAAACATTCTTTCTCGTGCAGTTGTAGAAGAAAAGTTTCCAAAAGCATTTGCAATATATGACCTAGGAGAATTCCTATCTGGTCTATCATTGTTTGACAATCCTGATTTTGATTTTCAGAATGACAACTACGTAGTCATCAAAGATAAAAAATGTCAATCAAGATATTTCTTTGCTGACCCATCAACAATCACAGCACCTCCAGAAAACAGAGCAGAGATCCCTAGTAAGGATGTGTGTTTTATTGTTCCATGGAATGATCTAAACAATTTGATTAGAGCAGCATCTATCTATAGTGTTGCTGATCTTGCAGTTATTGGTGATGGTTCAGAAATCAATCTTGTTGTGCGTGACAAAAAGAATGATACATCAAACAACTATTCCGTAAGAGTAGGAACTACTGATGCTACATTCACATTTAATTTTAAGGTAGAATATTTAAAACTTCTTCCTGCAGATTATGAAGTTACTATCAGCAAACATAATGCAGCATTGTTCAGAGATCCGAACAAAGATTTAGAATATCTTATTGCATTAGAACCAGACTCTGTGTATAATGGGTAATATACCATTGTGCCATGAATATATTTGTTACCGACCCTGACCCTGTTGCTTCTGCACAGGTGCTACCTGACAAACACATTGTCAAGATGCCACTAGAAACATGTCAAATGTTATCTATCGTTGCGTCTTCCAAGTGGGGTCATGGTTTTGGCACATTGCCTAAGTTAGATGGCACTCCATACAAAACAGACAAGGGTGCATTCCGTAATCATCCTTGCACTATCTGGGCACAAGATAATTACACGTGGTTAATACTACATGGTCTTGCCCTGTGTGCAGAATACACTCATCGTTACAGCAAAGTACATAGTTGCCAACCAACTATCGAGTATGCTAAGATGATATTCCCAGACTGGTTACCTCAACCAAAGTCTTTTACACGTGCTATGCCTGATGAGTTTAAATATGACACAAGCATTGACACTTTTACTGCTTACAAGAATTACATTAGCAGCAAACCTTGGGTTGCATCTAATTATTTACGTGACCCATCCAGAAAACCGTATTGGTTATGATTAAATTATGAATGAATTTCTTTGGGTAGAAAAGTATCGACCTAAGAATATTGAACATTGTATCCTTCCTGATGATTTGAAGAAAACCTTCAAGTCTTTTGTTGATGCAGGAGAAGTTCCTAATCTTCTCTTGTGTGGC